AGTCTCAGAATGCCTTCATAGTTGTAGGCCTTACTAAGACCACTACCCAACTGGTTAAGGTCCATACAAGATGGACCCCTGATTCTAACGGTTCTTCCGTTAGGTCACCAGCAGTGACGCGTGCACTCGCCAGACGTGCTCTTTCGGGCATGACAGTGGATCTATATACCGCATGGAATATGATCCCCTGGTCCTGGCTAGTGGACTGGTGCTCTACTGCTTCGGATTACTTTCAAGCAACCCGGAACATTGTAGGCGCCACTCTCTCTGACGTTAGCGTCATGAGACACACGAGAACTGATTCTTCTTCTCCGGATTATACTGATGGTTCCCTGTCTATGACAGGCATCAGAATGCTCTATGAGACGAAGACTCGTGCTCGGAGTTTTATTGCTCCAACGGCCCAGTTTCCTTTCCTTTCGGGAAGGCAGATGGGTATTGTCGCTTCGATTGGTGTGACGAGGCGATGAGCCTTTAACACCAATTCTTGACGAAGCGAAAGGAGAATACTATGTTCGGTGATACGATCACCATTACCCGTTCCGGCGTTGACATCGTTCTCAATAAGACGAACGCTGCCAACTACGTGACGGAGTACCGTCTGCTGACGGACCTCAGTCTGTATCAGCTGACCATCAGGCACACGACCCGCGTGGACAAGGCATCTGGGGTGGTCTATGACCGCCACAATGCCGAGTTTGTGCAGGACGTCTACGCCGCCGGCGCGGTTCCCCAGATGAAGTACTTGCAGTACTTCGTTTGGGAAGTTCCTCGCGGCGGGAGTCTCACCGGAGCCGAGGCGAATGCCCAGGCGTTCGTGGACTGGCTCGACATGTCGAGTCCGGACACTCTGGCGAAACTCAAGGCTCTCGAATCTTAACTGATTCGTCGGCCTGGTAGCTGGCTAATAAAGGTTAGCCGCCTTAATTTAGTCAGGTGATGGGGGTCGTCTAGACCGAGCTGGATTACATCCTCTTTTTATGGAGTTTGTATGAAAAGCCAGTCTAGTCGTATTCTCCACGTCCTCTCAGGCATTTTTGAAGATGCTAAGAGAGCGTTCCCAGCTGTTAAGGGTCTGGATTTGGATTTCCAAAGACTCACCCTTAATGTTGAAAATCGAGGTCTATCGTTTCTTACTTTAGACCTTCCAAATCTCGACTCCCTTCTACTGAAGGGCTTAGAGAATGGAGTGCTAACACTCGACGGTCCCCTATCAACTAGGGTATCGAAGAATGTCAGAGTGCCAAGATTTCTCTCAGGACTCTGGTCACTGATTTTCGACAACTCAGCATGTTTAAGGCCGGATTGCGACGTCAACGCCATTTTCTTTGTAAGACAGATATCTGTCCTTGCAAAGAAGCTGGAAGTTGATTGTTCTCCAGTCCGCCGTAAGGCAGCACTGGAGGCATATCATGACGTCGATAGGGCCCTTCGACCCCCATCCCATGACTGGGTGGGAGACGAACCTCTATCTCTTTCTGACCATAGTAGCATTTCTCTTACAGAAGCGCTACCGTACGACCTCCCACTCTTCGAGTCGGAGGAAGACAAGGATCCGGAAAGAGCCATCCTATCCAAGATTCAGCTTGTCGCTGATCTCTTGGTTACTGATCTCGGCAATTTCCCTGTTATTGGGGATGTTGACGATTTCATTGGCTTTAAACATGGGCGTGGCGCAGTTGCTCAGATAGACAGTCGACTTTATAAGTCTGACTTTCGATTCTGGGCTAACAAGCTAGACAATGCTTTCCCGTTTGAGTTCTGCGGCACTACACCGTCGAACTCACATTCTCGACCCCTCAATCATGAGGTTTCGAGTCGTATGCATTGCGTCCCGAAGTCTGCAAAGGCTCCGAGAATCATTGCTGCGGAACCTGTTGAGCACCAGTGGTGTCAACAGTTCATGTGGTCTCGCCTTAATAAAGCGATTCGCTCTTCCATTTCTGGAAAGTTTATCGACTTTAAGAGACAAGATCTTTCGGGTGAGCTTGTCCGTGCTGCCTCGAGGGATGGGGAGCTGGCGACAGTTGATCTGTCTGATGCTTCCGATCGCCTTTCGTGCTTCGTCGTTGAACGGATTTTTAGGTCTAATCCTGAAATTCTCGATCAACTTCACGCTGTACGAACGAGGTCGATTCGTCATATCGACGGTTCGACAATACTTCTTAAGAAGTATGCCTCGCAAGGAACTGCGGTTACTTTCCCGATTCAGTCCCTGGTCTTTCTTTGTATCGCTTTAGGGTGTTCCATTCCGGACCACCGTCGAGCGAGCAAATGCGAGATCTGGAGACTGATCGGCCGCGTCCGAGTCTATGGTGATGATATTATCATCCCGTCGACTGGGTACGAGAAGCTATGCCGAATCATGGACCTGCTTCAACTGAAGGTGAACGTTACTAAAAGTTACGTTCACGGTAGGTTCCGCGAGTCCTGTGGTTCTGACTTTTATAGGGGTTACTGTGTAACTCCTGTTAAGCCAAAGAGCATAGCTTCTGACGGCCCCACGAAGCGCCTAGCACTAATTGAATGCTCAAACAACCTTTTTAAGAAAGGATTGTGGCAAGCCTCCGAGAAGTGCCTTGATCTACTACCGCCATGGGTTCGCAAGAACCTTTTGGTCGTTGATCAACGTTCCGTGGGTTACTTCGGCTTAGTCTCATTCACTGGGGGGTCACACGACCACCTCCGATGGAGATGGAACTATGGCCTTCACAGGTATGAGGTTCGAGCTTATCGAGTTACTACTCGGGCTCGCACGACTGTCCGAAGTGGCTACTCCCTCTTGCTTGACTTTTTTAGCCAGCATCATTCACCTCTCAGTAGTAGAGTGGTGTCTGAACGAGGGTATAGCTCCGAGTCAAAGGATAGACTCGGACGCGGCCGACCAGCCTCCTGATCTCACTTCTG